AACAGCCGTTGGTGCTGTGGCGACCTGTGTTTTAGGCACGCGCAGCACTCCTTTGGCTCTATTGTTGGAATTGCGGGATGGTTTAGCATATGGCTTAACCGATCTAGTGACAGTCCTAGTTACAACTCTAGGGCGTTTAGCTTTACCATTTGAATTACGTGTTTTAGCCATGTTCAAAATTTTGGTTTCTAAGGTATTTAATGGCTTATGATCTGGATTAATTATATTTTTAATATCACCTGGCAACTGTTTGGTGAAATAAGAAATGAAATTGTCTTTAAAACCAGGATGTAATTTATCAACACGAGAAATGGCACCTGCAAAGTCAACTATAACCTCCACTTTAGTTAACAATAAGAACTATACGAAATACGGAGAAGAAAACAATTATAAATAGCAACAAACGGACTAACATTATGTGTTGGAGGCGTCCCCCCGATAAATGCCGTAGCTATTAACAAAAGTAAACATATGAAAATACACTCATTGTTTTAATAACATCCTCGTATAGAAAGTAGTCAAGCACTCTGCATTTAAACGGGCTTGTGACCGTCAACAATTAGTGTGTTATAACTGTTGGCTGCATTACTCCTAACGGAGTATAGAGTGCGACTACTATATTTAATTAGTTTTCCTTTCTCCCAAACTAGCAGCAACAGCCATCTCGATGTCACGTGTTTCACGATCAACATCTTGAAAGGCCATTTTTGGACTAGAGGGGCTAGGTTTAACAACAATAGGGGCCGTTACCAAATTAAGTTTGGCAAGATCATGTGCAATCCACTCTTCTATTGGAGGGGTGGTCGGCACATAAACTGGGGAATCAGGCTTATAAACAGGAGAAGTAGGTGCTGGAGGACACTTTTCTTCTGGTTTGGTTGTGGGGTCATTGCAACAAATAATTTTTGTACCAGTAACCTGTTTAACCTCTATTGGTGGTTTAGTAATTTTTATAATTGATGGTTTCAATTTCTTCTTAGTTGAAGGTGTTGGTGGTTTTGAATTAATTTTAGTGCCACCTTTTAGTCCTGAGACTTTGGTATTTGCAACCATTTCTGGTGCATTTGGACTTGAATTGTCGTACAATGGTACAATCTCGGTAGCAGCTAATCCAGTTA